ATATGTCTGTGGGTAGCGTTGAGGTTAGGACCACCAACAATCGTGGATTCACACCTGAAGAGGTTGCTGAGAGGTGTACTGACAAGCTGCTACACGTTTCTGAACAAGCCCCTCCCGTAATAAGAGATCAAGCAGTAGCCTACAAACAGCAGATGACAGGCGTTATAGCTTCTTACATGAAACAGGCTATTCAAAGTGACAGAACTACTGTATATAACGCAATCAAAGACGCTGGGCACCTAAAGCTGGCAGAATATATAAGGAATATGTAAATGGCATTCTCAGGAAACTTCATGTGTACTTCCTTTAAGGTGGAACTTCTTAAAGGCATACACAACTTCACAGCAGCATCTAATGTGTTTAAGCTGGCTTTGTACACCAATAGTGCTAGTTTTAATGCGGCGACCACTGCCTACACTTCTGGTAATGAAGTTACTGGCACAAACTACACAGCCAAGGGAAACGCCATTACTACGGTGACTCCTACCTCTTCTAGCACAACTGCTTTTGTAGACGCTAATGATGTTGTGTTTTCAAATGTTACAATTAGCGCGGTTCGTGGAGCTTTATTCTACAATGAGGCAGCGTCTGGCGATCCTACAGTAGCTGTATTGGATTTTGGTTCAGACAAAGCCGCAAGTGCTGGAGACTTTACAGTTGTAATGCCAACTGGAGATGCTTCTAACGCGATCATTCGTATAGCTTAAAAGGTAGCGTCTCATGTCCACTGTATATCTAGGTGGCTGGGGCCGATCTACTTGGGGCTTTGGGGCTTGGGACGAAGCAAGTGTTCTTCCAGCATTAAATGGTTCTGTTGGCTCAGTAACTACTGTTGTTCGCATAGATGCAATAGGCGTCAGCGCAACCGGACAAGTTGGTACAACAACTCAAACAGGACTTGCGACAGTACCTGTCACAGGAGTTTTGGGAACATCAGTTCTTGCAACTACTGTAATTGATTCAGACGGCAACATACCTGCGCTGGGGCTAAACTCTATAGGCTCTGTTGGTACAGTATCTATTGTAGCTGAATCAGTTCTGCCGATTACAGGCGTTGTAGGCAGCACAGCCATAGGTACAGCTACCACAAGATTTGGGCGTGTTGTTAATCTCACAGGTACATCTTCTACTGGAAGTGTTGGTAGTGTAACTGTTAACGAATCTTCTTCTCTACCCGCAACAGGAGTTGCTGCAACAGGTCAGCTAGGCACTATAACTCTTACGTACAGCAATGCTGATGTTAATGGTGTAGTGGGACAGGGGTATATAGGAACTGCTATAGCGTCCGCAGATAGCAATATACCTGTTACAGGATTGTCTAGCACTGGAGCTTTGGGTGCCAGCACGACTACTAGCGACGTTACACAACCCGCAACAGGTGTAGTAGGTACTCTAGGTCTGGGCGTTGTGTCTGTAGAAGAAGGCGCTAGCGTAACTGTATCAGGAGTACAGGCTGCAGGGCAGTCTGGCGGAGTGCTTGTATGGAGTAAAATAGTGCCCGTACACAATTCAAATTGGGCAGGTATAAGCCCTACATCTTCGGAAAGTTGGGCACCTGTGAACACCAACTCTACGGTAACTTGGAAAAAGATTGCGTCTTAGCTACAAGCGCGGTATAAATCCAACAATCAATCTAGTTTAGGAAACTTACATGGCTAGTGTTTATTCAAACGATCTTCGTTTAGAAGAGATAGGTACTGGCGAGCAGTCGGGTACGTGGGGTACTACCACCAACACAAATTTAGAACTTATTGCTGAGTCCTTTAGTTTTGGCACTGAAGCAATAACTACTAACGCAGATACCCATACAACCACGCTTACCGATGGAGCCTCTGCTCAAGGTAGGTCCATGTACCTTAAATATACAGGCACACTAGACTCCGCTTGTACTATTACTATTGGACCCACCTCAGTAAGTAAGATGTGGTTTATAGAAAATGCTACAACTGGAAGTCAAAACATTATCATCAAACAAGGGTCAGGGGCGACAATAACTATCCCTAGTGGTCAAGTTAAGGCAGTGTTTTCCGATGGTACAGGGGCAGGGGCAGCAATGACAGATGCGTTTACGGGTCTAAGTGTCCCTAGTTTGTTTATAGCAGGCCAAGCTCCAGCGAGCATTGGTGATGTTTTGGCATTAAGCATAGCGTTAGGATAGAATATGGCTAATACATTTAAGAGTTACTTGGCAAGCGCCACAGGCACCAGCCCTGTTACTGTCCGTACAGTAGCTGCAAACACACAGACCGTTGCGGTTGGCATTAATTTGGCAAACATTCTAACCACACAGATTACGGCAAGTGCTTATGTAAGCAGGGGTGGTACAGACTTTTATATTATTAAAAATGCTCCCATTCCCGCGCAGGGCGCTTTGTCTGTGCTAGACGGCAAGATCATCTTAGAAGCTGCAGATGCGGTCAAGGTTGTAGCTAACACAGCAAGTGGCTTAGACACGATGCTGTCGGTACTGGAGATTACCTAATGGCTGGATATATTGGCTCTAAATCTTCAGGAATAATATCAGGTATTGATGCGTCTATCGCGGACCTCAACCTGACGGATAAGGCGTCAGCCAACGGCACTACAGAGGCCAACAAGGTTCTTACGGCAGATGCCAATAAAGATGTTACCGCGATCCGCAACCTGACAGCTACAGGTGATGTGACGGCTGGCGGTGCTGTAGCTGTTACGGGCAATGTGACGGCTGGTGGTTCTGTAACTGCTACAGGAACTGTTACACGCGCCCTGACGCGAGGTTCTATTGATGTTGGTAATAGCTCTGGTGTGTCATCTGCTTTAGCAAAAGGCGCTGCGGGGACGGTTCTTACTAGCGATGGCACAGACTTGTCATTTGTGGAAGCAAGCGGCGGCGGTGAGCAGACATTTACTGCTAAAGGCGCAGTAGCTAACGGAGATATTGTTGGTCTTAACACTGACGGAACTATTAGTGTAATGACGCAAATATCAGGCTCGTTTGCTACCGTGAATGCAGATGCTATGGCCGACCCGTCAGTTGCATATGATTCTACAAACAATAAAATTATTTATTTATATATAGACGATGCTAATAATGACAATCCTTATGTCGTGATTGGCACTGTATCGGGTATGTCAATTAGTTTTGGAACTCCCGTGCAAGTAGCAAACGTAGATGCAACTTATACAGAAGTTGTTTTTGACTCTAACGCAGGTAAATTTGTTGCTATTTACACTCTAAGTAGCAGCGTAAAGTGCAAGGTAGGAACTGTTTCTGGTACGTCTTGTTCTTTTGGTTCTGAAGCCACGGTTCAAAGCCAAACTGTAGGTTCTGGGGAAAGATCTACTTCTGCTTGCTATGATTCTGGTTCAAATAAGATTATTTTCTTTGCAGTAGGTAATTCTAACTACGCAAATATAAATGTTGGCGATATTTCTGGTACAAGCATTTCTTGGGGTTCAACAGCTAGTGTTGGTGGTACAACCATTAGAGCGCCAAGAGTTACTTATGACAGTACTGCAAATAAAGTTATCTGTGTTTACGCCGAGGCTGTTACCTCGGCATACGCTGTAAAATATAGAGTGTGTACTGTGTCAGGAACTTCCATAACTCTTGGCACCGAGGGTGCAGTTAGCAATGGGACTACGAGTATTACCAGCGGGGGAATGTTGGGCATTCAATATAGTTCAGCTAAAAACAGAACTTTTATTGTGGGCAATTTTGCTGCACCGAGTTATAGCTCGGTAATCGTTGCAAGTTTATCTGGAACAACGCTTACGCTTGGCACTCCCGTCACAAGCTCTGTTAGTTTGTCCAGTGGCGGTTTTGTGTCGCTTCAAGATTCTCCTGACTTTGGCGGGGTTCTCTTAGCCATGAATTATTATAACGAGATAAATTTCTGCAATATAACGTGCGTTTCTAATACAACAACTCCGATTGTATTTGGTCAAAAACAAATTGCAAATGGGAATTTATATTATTACGGTTCTGACTTGGCTTATGACACCACCGCAAACAAGATGGTGTTTGTAACAATGAATGATTCAGACGGTGATAAACCAACAACATTTGTATTTGATCCACTCGTCCCTGACAGGTGGGTAGGGCTTGCCGCTGAAGCAATATCAGACGGTGCAAGCGGAAAGGTTACAGTTATCAGCGGTGTAAACACAGGGCAATCAGGATTAACAGTAGGTGTTGAGTATCGGGTGCTTAGCTCATCTAATAGTTTAGTTACTCTCGGTGGGACAATCATAGGAGTAGCAACTTCTACATCATCCATTTATTTGACAAAGGCTGAAATATTATGAGCACAGCAGCAGAAATTCGGGCAGAACGTGATAAACTATTACTGGAATCAGATCACATGGCTCTCGCAGATCGTATAACCGAGGAATGGCGAATGTATCGGCATTTGTTAAGGATTATCCCAGAACAACAAGACTTTCCAAGTGAAGTTCGTTGGCCCACAGAGCCTGAGTAGGAGAATAAAACATGGCAGGTTATATAGGCACAGCAGCGGTCCCACAGGCCACGCAGAAACGTCAGGCTTTTACTGCTACGGCAGGGCAGACTAGCTTTGCTACAAGCGGGTACAGCGTAGGTTTTGTCGATGTATATATGAACGGCGTAAAACTAGCTGCTGCCGATTACACCGCGACCAACGGCTCTGACGTTGTGTTAGCTACCGCTGCTTTGGTTAATGACATTATAGAGATTGTAGCGTTTACATCCTTTGTAGCTAGTGGTGGGTTAGCCGCTGCAAATAATTTATCGGATGTAGTAAGTGCATCTACATCAAGAACAAACTTAGGTATAACTTTACCAAACCTTGGCGTCACAAGCACGGCGGCTGAACTAAACACGTTAGACGCAGTGCCTCGCGGTTCTATTATTTACGGTAACAGCAGTGCAGCCACAGCAAGACTAAGCAAAGGCGCAACAGGTACAGTACTGACCGCTGGTGCTGATGACATTAGTTGGGTAGAGGCAAGCAGTGGTGGCGAACA